TTACAAGATATTGTTTGCGTAATGTTGAGCTGCGGCATGACTTCAATAACAACGTCAAACCGCTTAAAGACAGTGAGAAAAAGAAGATAGACGGTGTTATCGCTTGTCTTCAGGCTCTTGCTGCATGGCAGGAAACAAACAAATCATTCCACGGTACGCAAATTTTCTGAATGGTTGAGTTACTACATATAGACTGCATGACCAAGATGGCGGAGTACCCTGACAAGTATTTCGACCTTGCCATTGTTGACCCGCCTTATGGGATAAAAAGATTTGAGAAAAATGTTGAAAGTAAGGCAATGCCTAATTTTAAAAATAAATTGAATAATTGGGATAAAAAGCCAACGCAATCATATTTTACGGAGTTATTTAGAGTAAGCAGAAACCAAATAATATGGGGGGCAAATAATTTTCAATTACCAGTAAGCGAATATTTTATTGTATGGGACAAGGAACAGCCCTGTGAAAACTTTGCAACCTGTGAACTTGCATGGGTAAGTATGGGATTAAAAAAACCAGCCAAAGTATTTCGATACGGTTATTGGGGTGGAATGAAAAAGTCAATAGAGGATAATATCCATCCTACACAGAAACCCATTGCCCTTTACAAGTGGCTTCTTAAAAACTACTCCGACCCTTCACAGAAGATAATAGACACCCATTTAGGCAGTGGTTCATCTGCTATTGCCGCTTATGACTTCGGTATAGCTGAATTTGTAGGATGTGAAATTGATAAAGACTACTACGATGCAGCGGTGAAACGCTTTGAAACCCACAAGAAACAGTTGGTAATGGAATTTCAAGAACATGAGTGACAATATATTTACGAGGGTTTATAAAGCAATAGTGCCGGAGAAGAGGTACAACGTAACTGTGTCTCCTACAACAAGCGTTGGGTTGCCTTATGGTATAGGAGAAAATGTAATATCAGAACAGCTTGCACTTCAGTTATCAGTGGTCTACCGGTGCGTAGAAGTTTTGGGTGACGCTGTTGGCAGCCAGAGCTGGGATGTGTTAACTTACGACAGAGTGCAGGGATTTGTTGTAGATCCGTTTCATCGTCTATCATATCTTTTAAACGTAGAGCCTCATCCTGCCATGTCCCGGTTTACAATGATGAAGACGCTTGTTGCTAAGGTTCATCTTGAGGGTAATGGGTTTATAGAGATAACAAGGGATTATAGAGGCGATGCTGTCCGGTTGACGCTGGTTAATGATAGTGTTAAGATGTTTATGCGCAGTGACGGCACGGTTTATTATGAGGTAGGGTTCGAGGGTAACAGCCGGTTCGTTGAGGGTGAGAATATGATCCACGTTCTTAACCATACCTACAACGGACTGATGGGTGTGTCAACACTTACACATGCTGTTAATTCTATGACGCTTGCTAATGCTGCTGAGAGTAGTGCAAAAGGCTTCTTTACCTCCGGTGCAAATATGTCCGGCATACTTACCGCTGAGGGCAAGATGACAAAGGAAAAGGCCACAGCACTGAAGGCATCATGGGCTGAGGCGTTCAACGTGACCTCCGGTAATCCTGGAGGCATAGCAGTAATGGAGAGTGGCCTTGAGTTTAAGCCCGTAACTGTCAATCCTAAAGACGCACAGATGCTTGAGACACGGCAGTTCAACGTCATTGAGATATGCCGCTTCTTTGGTGTATCACCGGCAAAGGTATTTGACAGCAACAACCTTACCTATTCAAACATAGAGAGCTTTCAGCTTGGGTTTATAACTGATACGGTTGCTCCGCAGGATACCAAGATAGAGTGTGAGTTCCGCAGGAAGATACTCAGGCCGTCTGAAAGGGCAAAGACAAAGTTAAACCTGAGCATTGAGGAGTTGATGAGGGCAAACCTTGATGCTAAGGCTAACTACGTCAGCAAGATGTTTCAGGCGGGAGGGTTTACTGTCAATGAGGTGCGCAAGGAATGTGGCAAGCCTCTATTTGAGCATGAGAATGCTGACATACCTATGGTACAGATAAATATGTCACCAGTGAATATGATGGCTATTAAGCAAAAAGATAAAAATACAAAAGTAAATGAGGACGTTCCGATAAATGAAAAGTAATTGCGGCATATATAAAATTACATCTATCTGTAAACCGGAAAGGGTTTATGTAGGTAGTGCCGTGAACATTGATAAGCGATGGAAAGAACATATTTGGCAGTTAAGAAACAATAGACATCATTCACAGAAATTACAGCGGCATTATAATAAGTACGGTATATCTGATTTACAGTTTACCATATTAGCAATTTGTGATAAGGATAATATCATACCGACTGAGCAATTCTATTTGGATAGCATCAAAACCTATTTTAATAATTATCTCTCAGCCAACAGTCCGCTGGGATATAAGCATACAGAAGAAGCAAAACAGAAGATAAGTAAATACAACCACGAGAATAATGTAAGACCACCAAGTCCTAAAGGTCGTAAAGTATCAGAAGAGACAAAACAGAAAAGTAGGGAAGTACAGTTAAGACGATGGTCTAATCCAAACACCAGAAAAGAGCAGAGCGAAAAAATGGTGGGGAATAAATATGGTGTAGGTAATGTAAACAGATTTGCCAAAGGACATGAAACGTGGAATAAGGGCAAGCCTAATTCAGAAGAGGCAAGGCGAAAGATGAAAGAGGCATGGGTTATTAGAAGACAAAAAAAGATAGCATAATGAGTAATTGGGAAATAAGAAGTCTCACTGATGATGAGGCAGAAGTGAGAGCGTTAGGTGAAAACCGAGGCATAGAGGGTTTCGGAATTGTATTTAACTCTTGGTCTCAAGATCTCGGCGGCTTCCGTGAAATTATTTTACCATCTGCGATAGATAATGTTTTGGAGCGCTCAGATGTGCTTGCACTCCTAAATCACTCCATTGAAAGAGGAGTTTTGGCAAGAAACAATAAAGGCAATGGAAGCCTAAAGCTCAAAGTAGAGGAACGTGGAGTTAAGTATTCATTCACTGCACCCAAGTTTGATCTTGGCAATGAAGTGCTTGAGGGAGTAGAAAGAGGTGATATAAGAGCATCTTCATTTGCCTTTACGTTAGCACCGGGAGGAGATAAGTTTGAGAAGGGGAAAGATGGTGCTTGGGAAAGAACCATAACGCAATTTGACAAAATTTATGACATGAGTTGCGTATACAATCCGGCTTACCTTGATACTACGGTAGCTAAAAGAAGCATAGATGAACTGCGTAGACTTGAAAATCCGTTGCCTGAAGTAGTTAAGCCGGAGGCCGTTGTTGAGGCTGCCCCTGAGCCTATAATTAAGATGGAGGACAGGACAGCCAATGATCTTGAGATGCAGTTCCGTATTTATAAACAAAAAGAACTATTCAAAACATTATGACACAACTTGAAATTAAAGACAAAAGGACAGAGCTGACTGATTTTAACGATGCTCTGTTTGCAGCTACTAAGGCTGAAGGCCGTAGTATGAACGAGGAGGAGAAGGCTAAGATACAGACTAACCTCCGCACATTGGAAGACCTCAACCTTATGGAGGCATCAAACAACCTGAAGGGTACAGACGGCAAGCCAGTTAATGCTTTTCAGAACGTACACGTAGCCAAGAAAGAGAAGTTCTCACTTTTGAGGACTGTCCGTGATCTTGCTAATGGCGTTAAGATGAATGATGTAGCCCGTGATGTTAATGTCATAGGTATGCAGGAGTTCCGTCAGAGCGGTATTAATCCTCAGGGTGCTATCATCATCCCAACGATGTATGAACGTGCTAACATTTTGGCTGGTACAGCTACCGCAGGACAGGAGATTGTTGCCGAAGACAAAAGGGCAATACTTCCTCCGCTTGTTGACAAGCTGATCTTTTCTCAGGCGGGTGCTACATTCATGCCCGGACTTGTTGGGACTGTATCAATACCTTCCTATGCCGGCACAACTGTTGCATGGAAAACAGAGGTTGATACTGCTACTGATGGTGGTGGTGCATTCACTGAGGTTGTATTTGCTCCCAAGAGGCTGACCGGATTTATCAACGTATCCAAGACCTTCCTTGCTCAGGATGGAGTAGGTGCTGAGAGGCTTCTGATGGATAACATCGCTAACGCTGTTGCCCGTATGCTTGAGAAGACTATTCTTGGCCCGGCAACTGTCAGTGCAACCGTGCCTTCAGGTATTGGTTACAAGATTAACAACGCTAACGCAACCACAAAGGCTGTGCTTACAGGTGCAACCCTGACATGGGCTAAGATAGTGGGCCTTGAGAGTTCTGTTGATACATCCAACGCACTTCAGGGCAATCTTGCATACATGACCAACTCAATAGGTCGTGGTATCCTGAAGACAACCGATAAGGGTGTTGCCAATGATACCGGAGATTACCTGATGAGTGAGGATAACATGATTAACGGTTACCCGTGCTATGTCACCAACAGTATTATCTCAACCTACGGAACCGGCGGTGACGGTAACATGGTAGTGTTTGGCAACTGGGCTGACCTTATGATCGGTCAGTGGGGCGGTTATGACATAACAGTCG